TGGTGGAGAAAATTATAAAAGTGGAGTAGTTGATATATTAGGAGATGGAACTGGAGGTAAAGTATCAATAGCTGTAGCTCCTGGATCAGGAAAAATAACTAGTGCTGTGGTTGTATCTGGTGGAAGTGGATATACTTTTGGAGTAGTTGATTTAGGAAAATTACAACCTGATGATTCTATTCCAAGTCCAGCAAAATTAATACCTATTATTCCACCTTCTAAAGGGCATGGATATAATATTTACACTGAATTAGGTACAGATAAAGTATTAGTATATGCAAGATTTGATGATTCAAGTAAAGATTTTCCAATAGATACTAAATTTTGTCAGGTGGGAATTATAAAAAATCCAACTCAATATACTTCAGATAGTATTTTTACTGGAAATGATTATTCTTCTTTATTTTCTGTAAAAATATCTTCAACTAGTACAACTCCTACTGTTGGTACTAAAATAGAACAAAATAATTCTAATGGAACTGCTAAAGGTTATGTTGCATCATATGACGACGAAACTAAGGTTTTAAAGTATTTCCAAGATAGATCATTATATTTTGGGAATACAAAAGATCAACTGGATAGGGGTGATGTTAGTTCAGTCTCTAAAATAATATCATTTGCAAGTCCTGCAGATGATACAGGTGCTGGTGATATTAGTCCATTTACTAGTTCTATAGATAGTGGATTTAGTGGAATTAAAACCACAGTCAACTCTAAAGATATAAATCTAGGAGTTGTTTTTACAAATGGACTTGCAAATCCAGAGATAAATAAAAAGACAGGTGACGTAATTTATATTAATAATAGACCTCTAGTACAGAGAGATTCTAGACAAAAAGAAGACATTAAAATCATCTTGGAATTTTAAAGAAAAATGACACAAAAAACAAATTTAAATATTAGTCCTTATTATGATGATTTTGATCCTGAAAAGAATTTTTATAAAGTATTATTTAAGCCAGGAGCTCCTGTACAGGCAAGAGAATTAACAACTTTACAATCTTTACTTCAAGATCAAATACAGTCCTTTGGATCTCATATGTTCAAGGAAGGGAGTGTAATTATTCCTGGTGGTATTTCTTATGACGGACAATTTTATGCGGTAAAGTTAAATTCTTTAAATTCTGGTGTCGATATTTCATTATATCTTGAAAATTTCATAGGAAAGAAAATAACAGGTCAAGTATCTGGAACTACAGCAAAAATTCAACATGTTGAGTTTGTAGATGATATTAATGTTGATGATATAACAATATATGTAAAATATATAGATTCTGATAATAATTTCACTTTCAATCAATTTGAAGATGGAGAATCTTTAAGTGCTACTGAAAATGTACAGTATGGAAATACAACAATTACTGCAGGAACACCTTTTGCATCTCTAATATCATCTAATGCAACATCTATAGGATCTGCTGCATCTATTAGTAATGGGATATATTTTGTTAGAGGTTACTTTGTAAAGGTTTCAGATGAAACTATAATTTTAGATAATTACACTAATACTCCATCATATAGGGTTGGATTAAAAGTTGATGAAACAATTATCAGTGCAAAAGAAGATGAATCTTTATATGATAATGCTAAAGGATTTACTAATTATGCTGCTCCAGGTGCAGATAGATTTAAAATAAATTTATCACTTACCAAAAAATTAATAAGTGACACTAATGATCTTGATTTTATTGAACTTTTAAGAGTTAAAGATGGTAAAATACAAAAACTCAACACAAAAACACAATATAATATAATTCGTGATTATTTGGCATCAAGAACTTATGATGAGTCTGGAGATTATGCTGTAACTCCATTCAATCCATCAGTGCATAATTCATTAAATAATAGGACAGGTAATAACGGTATATATTTTGATAATGAAAAAACAGAACAAGGAAATGAACCTTCCGATGACTTAATGTGTCTTAAAATATCTCCAGGAAAGGCATATGTAAGGGGATATGATATTGAAAAACCAGGAACAACAATTATTGATGTAGATAAACCAAGAGATACAGAATCATTATCTAACGTAGTTATACCATTCAATATGGGAACTCTTCTAAAAGTTAATAAGGTAAATGGAACAGTAAAACAAAGAGAACAGGTAGGATTAAAGAATAGATTAGCGGGAGATTTCGGTGCTCAAATTGGAGAAGCAAGAGTATATTCATTTAACCTTACTGATTCTAAGTATGAAGATGCATCTACAGAATTTGATTTAAGATTATATGATGTTCAGACATGGACTAAATTGACATTAAATCAAAGTGTTGATGCTGATGATGTTCCTGCAAGTGCTTTTGTAGAAGGTAAAAGTAGTGGTGCTACTGGTTTTGCAGTTTATCCTGGTGGTAATAGTACACATATTTACTTAAGGCAAACTTCTGGTACTTTTTCCAAAGGAGAGGGTTTACTAGTTAATGGAATAGACTTTTCAAGAATAATTAAAGAATTTTATGCGTATGGAATTAGAGATGTAAAATCAGTAGGTCAAATATCACAAACAGGATTTCCTTCTTTTACTGCAAACACAGTTCTACAAAGATTCAGAATTCGTGGAATTGACCAACTAACTATTCCATCTGTTGGAGGATCTGGAGGGACTGGTGTTGTGACTGTAACATCTGGAGGAAATGCTACATTTACTGGTGTAACAACAGATACTATTATTGCCTACCAACAACCTGGAATTAATACTGAAACATATAATAGAGTTTCTAATATTGCATCAGATGGTTTATCAATAGAATTAAGTCCAATAGTTTCTGGTGTTAATAGCACTGGTGATGTTTATGTTGGAAAAATACCAGAAGGTGGTATTGCTGGAATTCCTACTGATTCATTAGTTACTCCATTTGCCATGGCACCTAGTGTAAGAAGTAATGGAGGATTATTTGCACCTTTACCAAATTCTAACATATCTTCAGTAGATCTTACTGCATCTACATTGACTATTTCTGAGCAAATAACTGGAGAAGATACTGATAGTAGTGGTGAACTTCAATTTGATCTTGCATCTGTGGGAATTACTAGTGCTGCATATGCAACTTTTGATCAGGAAAGATATTCTGTAGTCTATCATGATACAGGAGTTCCAGCTACTATTGATAGTAGTCAATTTAATATTACCAATAATACAGTAACCATTAATGGATTACGTACAGGTCAAACAGATAATCTTGTAGTAGATACTACACTTGTTAAATATGGTATTCAAAGCAAGATAAAACAATATAATAGAAGTGCATCTGTTGTAATTACAAGATCCAAATATAAACAATCTGGATCTACAGCAAATAACAGTTTAAATGATGGACTAACTTATAATAAGTATTACGGTGTAAGAGTTCAAGATGAGGAAATATGTTTAAATTATCCTGATGTATCAAAAGTAGTATCTGTTTATGAATCATTAGATAATTCAGATCCAACTTTAGATAAGATTCAATTTACGTCAACTGCTAGTGTTCATACCAATACTATAATTGGAGAACATATAATAGGTAATACAAGTAAAGCAATAGCAAGAGTTGTTTCATCACCATCAGTAAATAATTTAGAAGTTGTTTATTTAACAAGTGATAAATTAGTTGCGGGTGAATCTGTGTTTTTTGATGAGTCCAAATTAAATACTGAAATTGAATTAATTACTTTAGGTAATTACAAAGATATAACTGATAACTTTAATTTAGATAAAGGACAAAAATCAGAATATTATGATTTTTCAAAAATTGTTAGGAGAAAAGGAACTGAAGAACCATCAAGCAGATTATTAGTTGTATTTGATTATTATTCAGTTCCATCTGATGATGATGGAGATGTATTCACTGTTCTCAGTTATGACAAAGAAAGATATTCAGAGGATATTCCAACAATTAGTCCTTATGGTATAAGAGCATCTGATACTCTTGATTTTAGACCTAGAGTTTCTGTATTTGATCCTGCATCTGCAGTAGCCAGTCCATTTGATTTTACTTCTAGGAATTTTGGTGATAGTCCAAAATATCTATTATTATCTGATGAAGGTTCTATGCTAGGTTATGATTATTATCTACCTAGAATTGATAAATTATATCTAGACAAATTTGGTAAATTTATTTTAGAAAAAGGTAAGTCTTCAAAATATCCTAAACCACCCGTAAAAAATGATGCATTGATGCAAATTGCAACAATTAATCTTCCTCCATATTTGTATAATCCACAGAATGCAACTATATCTTTAATTGATAATAGAAGATATACTATGAGAGATATTGGTAATATTGAAGATAGGGTAGAAAATTTAGAACAAGTAACAACATTATCATTACTTGAATTGGATACTCAAGTTCTTCAAATTCAAGATGCTGATGGAAGAAATAGATTTAAGAGTGGATTTTTTGTTGATTCCTTTAAAGATTATTCTTTAATAGATAGTCAATTGTCTTCAGTGCAGATAATAGAAAGATTAAATGAGTTAGTTCCTATTGTTAGTAGAAATAGTATTGCATCACAATTAGTAACACTTGATGAATCTACTCCACAAAATCAAGATTTTAATGAAAATTTCTTAACATTAGATCCTAATATACAAAAAACTGGAGATGCTATAACTTTAAAATATGAAGAAATTGATTGGTTAGAACAACCAATGGCAACAACTAGTGAGAATGTCAATCCATTTCATGTTGTAGTTTATACAGGAAATATTGAATTAAATCCACAGAGTGATAGTTGGGTTAGAACTATTCAACTACCAGATAATAATATTCACATCACTAATTCTCAAACTATAACTCAAAATCTTACTAGTTCAATATCTTTAGATTTGGGAACAGTTAGCGATATATCTATTAATACAAGAACTAGAAGGCAAGCAAATGCAAGTTTAGCAGGATCATCACGTACACAAATATCTGGGTTTAGAGATACTGGAACAACAAATAGAAATGTACGTAGTAGTGAAACTACTAGTCAATCAACTTCATTTAATGTGGATGATGTTAATACTAGAAATGAGTTAGTAGCATCTGGTGATGAAGAATTTATGAGATCAAGAAATACTCAATTTATAGCAACAAATCTTAAACCATCTACAAGATATTATCAATTCCTTGATGGTAGAAGTGATGTTGATTTTGTACCAAAATTAATTGAAATTGCGACAGATTCAACTTTAAATACTGCGGGTGCTACTAATGCATTTGTTGTAGGAGAGACTGTTACAGGTTATGTGAATGATGTAGAGTTAATTAAATTTAGAGTTTGTAGTCCTAGACATAAATTTGGACCATTTAACAATCCAACATCAATATACACTATTAATCCATATAATAAAACTGAATCTATTTCAGAAACTTATAGTCAATCATCTAAAATCCTTAATGTTGATACAACAGCATTATCTACAGAAGCACAAGGATTATATTCTGGATATCTAACTGTAGGAATGAAATTAGTTGGGGAAAATGGTGCAGAAGCTTATGTTAAAGATTTAAGATTAATTTCTGATAATTTTGGTGATGTTATTGGAACATTTTTCTTAAGAGATCCAAATTCAAGTCCTGTTCCACCAGTAAGAATAGAGACTGGTACTAAAACATTTAAATTAACATCAAGTCCTACAAATGAACGTGGTGCTCCTGGAAGCAATGAAATTTCTCATGGAGAAGGAAGATATAGTTCTACTGGAACACTAAATCAATGGGAGAATACAGTAACAACTACAGCTAATGAAACGATTCTTGAAACAAATTTAACTACAAATGCAAGTGCTAATTTGACTGTAAATGAACAAGAACTTGATGTAGTAACGACTGAATATTATGATCCTTTGGCACAAACATTTATAGTTGGTGGTAATGTTGAAGCACCATCTGATATTGACCTAAGTGATGATGTAAATGGTGTATTTTTAACATCTGTTGACTTGTTCTTCCAAACGGTAGATAGTGGAAATGCTCCTCTTAGAGTTCAGGTAAGAACTGTTGATTTAGGATTCCCTACTTTAAATACTGTTGGAAAAACTGTTACATTAAGACCTACAACAACAGATGCTAATGGAAATATTGTAAGTAATATACAAACATCGGAAGATGGATCTGCTGCAACTAATGTAAAATTCCCAGAACCAATTTATTTACCACCAGGTAG